TTATTTCACCAAAAAACGTTTACATATGCGCTGAACTATGGTATAATAGATATATAAATCAAAAAGATAAGGAAACTCAATGATTAAACACAAAAGCACTCTTGCCAAGCTTTTAGCAAAAGAAAATATTACTGTGCAATATGGTAATTACAAAACAGCTTGGTTTGATATTAAAAACAGAATTCTAGGTATTCCACTCTGGAAAGATATGGGTAAAGATGTCGCAGATCTTTTTATAGGTCATGAAGTTGGACATGCTTTATTTACACCATACGAAGGCTGGCATGATAGTCCTGAAAAACTAGAAGGCTGTCCTCGTTCTTATATTAATGTTGTTGAAGATGCTAGAATTGAAAGACACATTAAAGAAGCTTATGTTGGTCTTGTTGCTCCAATGGCAAGAGGATACAAAAAGCTTTTTGAAGACGACTTTTTTGGAGTTGATGAAGACTTAGATTGGGATCAAGTTAAACTTATCGATAAAATTAACCTAAAGGCTAAAGTTGGTGCTCACCTTGATGTACCTATGTCAGATGAAGAACTTGTCTTCTATAACAGATCAATGAAGACAGAAACATTTGATGAAGTACTTGATTTAGTAAGAGATATTCTTGCTTATACAAAAGAAAATCAAGAAGAGCTTATGACACCTCCACCTATGGGATCACAAAGTGAAACTGAAGGTCAAGAAGAAGAGGATGACATGAGTCCAACTGGTCACGATGATATGGAGAGTCAAGATGAACAAACAAAAGATACTGGAAACGAACAACAAGATCCTATTGATGAAACTGATGAAGAAGGAAACGATTCAGCAAAAGGAGATCCTTCAAAGGCCGATGATGATGGAGATGATCAAGGAAATGTTGAAGACCAAAAACCATCTGAAGAAGATGTTTCTGAAACAGATGAAGCATTTAGAAGAAAAGAGCATACACTCTTAGATATTAATGAAGGTGGGACACAAACTCTTATTGGTAACGAATTTAGTAAACCAGTAAGAGATGCTATTATCACACCATATGCTCAGCTTAAAAAATCAAGACAAGCTAAACTAGAACATTTTGATGGCCAAAGTGAAATGACTCTTGCTATGCATGAATATGAGTTTAAACAATATCTTAAGACTGTCAAACAAAATGTCAACTTTGCTGTCAAAGAATTTGAAATGAGAAAAGCAGCTTTCAGATATACAAGAGCTCAAACTGCAAAAACTGGTTCAGTTGATGTAAATAGATTATGGTCATATAAAACAAACGACGATATATTTGCAAGAGTTACAAAATTAGCTGACGCTAAAAATCATGGAATGATGATGTTAATTGATTACTCAGGTTCTATGTCAGAATGTATGACTAATGTAATGGATCAACTTTTACACTTAGTTGTTTTCTGTAAAACTGTTAATATCCCGTTTGATGTTTATGGTTTTACGAATAGCAATCCAAGATTAAGCCAATGGTTATATGATGAGGAAGATGGAGTAAAAGACCATTCAATAGCTCAAATTGAATCAGAGGTACATCATGGTGGATTATCATTACCTCAAGTAATTGCGTCAACTCTTAAAAAGGCAGATTATGAAGAAGCTTTATTCCACATCTACTTAAGAAAAGTACTTGCAAAACGTGAGTATGGTTTCTATGAAAGATATGTATTGGCACCAGAAGAAGAGTATGGTTCAACACCTCTTAATCAATCATTGATAGCTGCTCATAGAATGGTTAATAAGTTTAAAAGAGCAAACAACATTGACAATATGAATTTCGTAGTAATCTCTGATGGAGATACAAATGGAATCAGCATAGTAAAAAATCGTAAAAGAGATTACACTCTTACAGAATCTTACAAAGGTGCTATTGTAAATATTATGGGCGAGCATATTAAACTAGAAGATACAAGAAAAAGAGGTACTCAAAGCTTACTTGAAAACTTACAAAAGAAATTTGGTTGTACTACAATCGGCTTTTTCTTAGCAGACAATGCTCACAACTTTAAATATAAAATTGAAGATTGCGATGAAGATTGTTACTACGATAGCAGCAATATGAGAAAGTATCAGAAAGAATACAACAAAAAGAAATGTGTAACTTTCAAAGATGCTCTTGGCTATAACGAATTCTATGTTTTGAAATCTAAAAGACTAGAAACAGATGCAGAAGAATTTGTTACAGCTGAAGATGCTTCAAAAGGTCAATTGACCACAGCATTTAAAAAGTTTAGTAAGTCTAAAAAGCTTAACAAAACACTACTAACTAACTTCGGTAAAGCAGTTGCAGAATAAGATCAACACTTTTCTGTCAATTATTTTCAAAAAAAGTGAAAATAATCGTTTACAAATGCGCCGAACTATGGTATAATATACAAATAATAAAGATAAGGAGAAAACTATATTATGAATAACTTGAAAAAATCAACTGAAATAATCTTAAAAGAGCTTGCGATCAGATATCCTGATCAAACTCAATTCAGAAAAAATGCGATCGTCGAAGTTGGCGAATCGTTTGGATACTCAGGAAAAGACTGGGATCCACTTATGCAAAAATCTAACAGAGTCAAGATTGGTACTTATGATCTTGCTGGTTTGATTGAACCTCTAAGAGAGTCTGCAATCAGTACTTCTGTAGTAAACAGCATCCCTGCTCAAGCTGCTCAAATGCAATCAATAGTAAACGAAGAAAAGAACTTCGCTCAAATTGATGATACATTTATTGCTTGGGGAGCATATCACGATATTGTAAAAATCATAAAATCAAATATGTTCTATCCAACTTATATTGCTGGTCTATCTGGCAACGGTAAAACTTTTATGGTCGAACAAGCATGTGCTAAAGTCGGCAAAGAGTTTATAAGAGTTCAAATCAATCCTGAAACTGATGAGGATGATTTGCTTGGTGGATTTAGACTTATCAATGGAGAAACAGTTTTCTCTAAAGGTCCAGTTTTAAAAGCTATGGAAAATGGCGCAGTGTTACTCCTCGATGAGATCGATAGAGCAACAAATAAAATCATGTGTTTACAAGGAATCCTTGAAGGCAAACCAGTCCTAGTCAAAAAGACTGGCGATATTGTATATCCTGCTGAAGGCTTCAATGTTATTGCCACAGCAAATACAAAAGGTAAAGGTTCTGATGACGGCAGATTTACAGCTGCTTCGATCATTGATGATGCTTTCCTCGAAAGATTTACAATATCAGTAGATCAGCAGTTCCCATCGCTATCAATCGAAAAAAAGATTGTATTAAAACACATGGAGAAATTCAACTGTGTAGACAGCGACTTTGCTGATAAGCTCGTAACATGGGCTGACATTATACGTAAAACTTTTTACGATGATGGTGTTGATGAAGTTATTTCAACTAGAAGACTTTGCCACATTGTTCAAACGTTTTCAATCTTTGATAAAAGAGACAAAGCAATTGATCTTTGTATTTCAAGGTTTGATAATGATACAAAGGAAGCATTCCTCGATCTCTACAGCAAAGTAGATGCCGATGAGATTGTAACTCCTGAAGTTGAATATCCTGATGTAGGAGAATATGATGATGTTTAAAAAATCATCTAAGCAAATTGACTATAAGTTTAATGAGAAAGCTCTGATTACAGAGCTTCAAGCTTATATCGATAAAACTTACGGCGGCCACTATTCAAAAAATCAGTTTCAATCAACTGAATTCATTATTGATTGTGGTCATGGTATGGGATTTTCTTTGGGTAATGTACTTAAGTACGCTCAAAGATATGGTAAGAAAGAAGGACATAATAGAGCTGATCTTTTAAAGATTTTGCATTATGCTATTATCGCTTTAGACTGTCATGACAAAAATCAAAAATAATCGTTTACATAACGATGAAAGTATGGTATAATATATTATTATGGAGAAAATATGAATCTATCAAATGACACCGTGAATGTGTTAAAAAACTTCGCAACAATTAATCCTAACTTGGTATTTCAACCAGGTCAAAAATTAAAGACAATTTCAGAGTCTAAAACGATTCTTGCATCAGCAACTATTGTAGAAGACTTTCCACAAGAGTTTGGAGTCTATGACTTAAATGAATTCTTATCAGTCTTAAGTTTGATTGACCAACCAACTTTACAGTTCGAAGACAAGTCAGTATTAATTCAAGGTAGTGGACAAAAGATTAGATATTTCTTTTCTGAAAGCG